AACTCTAATTTAGTATTCTGTAATGAACCATTAGAAACATCAAATTCTAACAAGTCACCTTCTCTAACCTTTATGAGTGGGTTGACAGATGAACCTATACTTACAAATCTAGTAGCAGAACTATATGTCATACTAAGAGAACTTGTGCCAGTAGAGACCACTGACAAGTCAATGATATCAAGGGGTCTCAGGGTATGTTCTTCATTAGTTGTAGCAGTAACCTTGACAATGTCTATGTCACCTGTGATTTGTCCTCTGACAGTCTGGAAGAAGTGTGTGTTACCAATACCAGTCTGGTCTGGGTAGAAGAAGACTCTTTCTGAGGAAGATCTAATTCCAGCAACAGTTGTTACAATACCCACTAGATTTTGATCTATAACATAACCATACACTTCTGATGGTAGAGGTGCAGACCAACCAGATGCAGTGCCAACACCAGGTGCTTGATATGTAAGAGTTGTACCAGCACCAGGTGAATATGAAAGTTTCTCACCATGTTGAATACTATGTCTTGGTAAGAAGATTGTCTGTGTTGGTATCTTACGTGTACCAAAATCTTTTGATGTAATAGTATGACCTATACCAGTTCCTGCTGATAAACCAGCACCAACTACATTTGCAGCATCAAAGTAAACTGTGTAATCTACAGGTGTTTCTGGGCAACCTGATAGTGGGAATGTAAATTCATTTACTAACTTTTCAACTTTACTGAATACAGTGTGTCCTGTGCCAGGAGTTCCATTTTGTATTCTTAGACAATCTATCTCATTTTGTAATGTATCAATACCAAATATCTTCAACTCTTCATGATCAATTCTGATGATGTCATTTACTTTGAATTTGTTTACATCATCAACAAGTCTGATGCTGGTAGTAAGACCTGAGTTGCCACCACCACCTAAGTCTTCTATAGCACTTGCAATTCCTGATATTACTCTAGGAACTGTAATTCTATGCATACCCTGTATTACATCATGCTCTGTTCCAGATACATTTCTTATGTTTATATCTGTTCCAGTTAGGAATCCATGAGGTACAGTTGTTATACCTGTAATCTGTCCAGGAGTGTATATAAAAGTTGTGTCTGGTAAGCGTTGTACTGTTGTCGTGATATTATTGAGTTGTGGTCCAAAAATCTTGAGAACAGATCCAATTGCACCAAATCCATCGGTTCTTTTGTTATCAAATACCAGAGCGTCACCAACACGATACTCGCTACCGCCATCGATAAGATCAATTCCACTGACACTACCACTACTTGCACGTATGATTTTGGAAGCGAGTTTTGTGTTTTTCTGAGAATTTGAGATAAATTCATAATCATTGATATTGTAAGGTTTGACGTTTCTAACTAAACCAAATAATGTAGGATCTACATCTTGATCAAAATCATACCCTAAATTTAGTGGTTCAACTTTAGATTTGTATGAGTCACCCACTACATATGGGAATACAGGAACTCTAGCACGGTTGAATGGGTTACCAGCGTTAGCGACTTGAGTTGGTTGTACAGTTGTGTAGTATGCATATACTCCATTTGGAAAATCTGGTGTTACGCCAAATCTACCATTGTGCTCATCTAGATCACCTTTACCAGCTGTGTATGTAAAATCTTCCACAAAAAATCCAGCAGGATATTCTGTGATAGAAGGTCCGTTAGTCCTTTCACCAGTCAACTTAACATAAGATGACTTAATATAATCCAATCCACCACCACCATCAGGTTCTTTGTAAACGAATGGACCGTAGATTGGGTTACCGTCATATGCCCAACCCAAGATAGGAGAGTGTTCACTTCCATTGTCACCTAGGTATGTTCTTAGATTACGAGGAACATAATAGTTTACATATGGGTTACCTAATTCAGAATCACGTTGAACCTCATAGAATCCATCATCAGACATGACGTCATTTATCTTTGCATATCTCTCTACCTGATTGACTGTCCATTCTTTTACATTAGATGAGAATATAGCACCATCACCAGGTGTTTCTGCTTTTACAGTTGTTGCTGACTGTGTATAGTTTGCACCCTTTTCAATCATATTGATTGCAACTATCTTACCATCAGATACAACTGCTTTTGCCTTTGCACCTACACCATCACCAGTGATTACTATATCAGGGATACTGACAAAGTTCTCACCACCTGATTTGATTATTATTTGATCTACTCTACCATTGATAATGAATGGTTGTAAGAATGCTTTGTCACCTATGACTGCTGTAACATCTGGTTTGAAATCGTCGTTTATAACCTTAGATCCAAAGTCAGTTCCTTTATTATTAACATGTGCTCCTATAATCTTTCCACGTATCAATGGTTGTGCTGTGGCATTGAATGTACTGATTCCCTGTCTACCATTGATAACAATACTAATAGGAGGATCTTGGAATGTATGTACACCACTACCTGTAGATGTTATATCAACATGGTCTGAAAGATCTTCTGATGATGATAATCTAAAGGAGTTTGCATCAATTTTTATAACATAATATTCTGAGTTATTTGTTAGACCAGCAGCAGCTCCTATAGATGAGGAGTACTTTATCTTTTCTCCTGACTCAAAACCATGTCTATCAATATTGATATGATCAATATAAGTGTTTATACCTGATATGGTTTCCAGTCTTCTATTGTGAAATAATCCAGAATTTTCTATACCAATTTTATCTACAGTAAGTCTTCTACGAGTTGTTTTGAATTGATGCAATCCACCACCATTCTGTGATATAGGAATAGTTCCTATACCTAACAACGCTTCTTTCTTTGACTCTGATAGGAAAAACTCATGGTCGTTGATCTTTACAATAAAATATGGAGATGAATCAACTAATGTGCCAGGTGTAGTGCCTATACCTATAGGTGTACTACTATTGGTGGTGTATATAACCTCTTCATTATCTACCAATCCATGAGGATCTGAGAATACGAATCTATCAGTCAGAGTGCTTACTACACCTCCTTGTGTAGTGCTGTCAAACTCCAATGTGATTGGAGCAATTTTCATAACTGCTTTTACAACTGCATCTTTATTATTTCCACCTACGATTGATACTGTTGGAGTCTCCAAATAATCTAAACCTGGTGTTTCTACAAGAGCATCAGTAAGTTCTCCTCTCATCTGTGCTATAACAGATGCTCCGACCCCAGAATGTCCTACCTGTGTCACAGATAGACTAGGAGGGTTTATAACATCATAATCATCACCAGTGTTAAGAACATCAACACTTTCTAATGTTCCAAAGTTTACAGTGTCTGTTGCTTTGTATGAATATATCTCAACACCATTAGCAAATAAACCTACTCCACCCTGTTTAGTCTTCTCATGGTCGTCAGCATATACTGGTTTAGGGAATTTACGTAATAGTTTTTGAGGTCCTATTTCAGTGCCAAAAAAGAGACTTGGTGTAAGATTATGAACTGAAAGAGATGCAAGATCTGTAGGTGTGAACGCAGTTATATATTTTTGACTTCTAATATTTTCAGGAGTGTATGCAAGAGCAATACTATTTGGAGTAAGTCTCTTTACATAATATGACTCACCCACGTTGAAGTTAGTAAGTTTATTTCCTACCGCTACTGTGTAAGTAATAAGATCACCATCATAGTAATTATGATCTGCAATATTGATTGTTGTACCTAATGACTCATTGACAGTATCAAATAATCTTATTCTTTTCTGTGGATTGATTGTCCAGTGAGGGAGGGAGTTGGATGCAATAAACACATTCTCTGAAGAATCAGAGTAACTGTTCTGTACGTCAGCAGAGGCACTGAGATTAGTCTTGATTTTTCGTCGTACATAATATTCCTTAAATTCTGAGAGAGTTCCACATGTTACAGATACTCTAGTATCAGATAGTAATGCTACAACTGATCCATTTAATATTACACCGTCTGCATCTACTACCTCTATCTCATCACCAAAATAAAATGAATGTTCTGCATTTAAGGTCAACTCATAACTTGATGATGATAGAGTTCTAAAGGTTACAACATTATATTTGGGAGATACATTATGAATCCAACTAGACCATCTTAGACTATCCTGTTCCTTTCCAACAGTCTTTACATTTATAGAACTATCTTCTACTTGGTTTAGTGCAGAACCGTTGAATTTAGTAAGAGATCCTACTATCTCAACTGTTACTAAAGTGCCATCATTGTATGCAAAAGCATTAGGTCCTTGTGTGACTGTAGTACCTAATCCTATAAGATCTGTTGTGGTTGTTATGCCCGTGAACTGTGTGTAGTTCTTTCCTGTATACGTGTAAGAATAGTCTCCAACATTGAGTTGACCTGCGGTATCGAAGCCCACAGTGCTATCAACATTAATAACAGTAGATCCAACTGGAGTGCTTGTTGTAACATAGGTTTTATCCTTTTGAACAAATTTTCCAAAGGTTGTTCCTTCAGAAATAGAGAAACTATAATATGTTTCACCATTAATTATACTACTACCTACGTTGTATATCGACCCACTTGTCTGTGGGTCAGTATTCTGAAACAATGTTTGACCAGATAATAACTGAGCATTACCTGAAACTTGTTTTGCAATTATAGTTTCTGTCCTAATGTAATCTGCATCTGATGGTTTGATCAAAAACTTTGCTGGTTGAATCATCTCAACCTTTTCACCATACAGTGCACCAAATAATATCTGATATGCCTCTTCTGTTCCCTTCGTACGATAGAAGTCTTTTGCTTGTCTTATAAAATTACTCTTAGAAACTTTTCCATGTAATTTTCTTTCAGTAAAACCAGGCAGCACCTGTGATTTCAATTTCTTAAAGAAATTTTGTAAAAATACACTGCTAAGATTCTCTACACGTGCATTATCACCATGTGTTGCTATACCTGATTTTGTAAATGTTAGATATTCTGGTTGATTGGTTTTCTTATTATTCTCTATACCACTGAATCCTCTTATACAACCTGTAAATGATGTTGTTCCTATACCTGTGTAAGTAATAATTTCATTATCAATTTTTAATAAACCATAAGAGGTTGGCCACCCCATTGTAGAGTCAACATATATCGTATCATCTCCACCTGTAATGTATTGAGATAGTGAAGTGAATCCGATTAGATTTCTATTGTTTAGAAAATCTAGACTTTTATAATCTACTAAATTTTCAGCAATATCAACAGGTCCCCCTTGAAATTCCTGAGAGAGGTAATATTGTTTTAAGAAATTACCGAAGTTAGGATTATCGGCATCAATGAATTCAGGTACTTGACTCTGAACTACTTCATTGATTTTGACTCTAGATAACGAGGTTTCTATCATTAGTATCCGCTATTGCTTGTTGTCTGTGATCCGCTACTGCTTGTTGCCTGTGCTGTTGCTGCTGCTTGTGGTACATCGGTAATCTGTTGACTACCAACTGTATGTGTTGCACCTGTCATTTTGTTTCCTCCTGCCATAACATGGAATTCTCCATAATATGGTTGCCCATTCACATATCCCACTAAAGTTGTCTCTGTAGTGGTACTTGTAATAATTGCTCCTCTAACCTTTTTACCCGCAAAGTAACTTGACTCTGGAAGATATCTAGAACCTGATGTATTAGCACCAGTAGAGATGCTATCTATTCTTGTGAAGAAATCACTCTTAGATATATCAAACTGCAAGTACAATTCATTTTTGGCAAGAACATCATTAGACTGAGGTATTGCTTCTACCTCAATTACATCATCACTCTCTATTGTTGATGTGATGTTCACTGTGTCTAATACTATCTCACCCTTCTTATAATCAATACGTCCAAAGTTATTTGATATAACCTTGATGCTCTCATCATTTAGAATCTGGAACATGAATAGCGTTCCTGAGTCTTCATTGACCTTTATATCACTAAAATAACAAGTACCCACCACATCAGATACATTGAATCCAGTTGAGTGAATATTGTATTTCTCATTTGGTGCATACATCTGATTCAAGAAACATAATTCATATTGTGCAAATTGGTTTATCTTAGTGAAGATATTCCTTCGCATTTTCACTAAAGTTATGTTAGAGGTAATAGAAGTATCTACGTTGTCTATGACTGACAATACTTTACTATAAGCAAATCTGCCACCAAACTTATTAAGTTCAGTGCCTGATGCAAATTGTGATAGTGAAGTTATTACATCTGTTTTTAGATTATCAGGATCACCTACAAAGTTTGAGTTGTAGTAAATATACGAATCAATCTCCACATACAAGAATTTTAGATCCACAAATGATGGAACTATTCCTGCTATGGAGTAATTTTTTAGTGAATTGAGTAATTGCTTCTTTGTTAGTTCTGACAAGAACGAACCGTTCTTTGGTTTTGCTGCTATGAATACCCTACCAAATTGTGGTGGATCGAGATCCTCACCACCATAGGCACTCACAGATTCTATATTTGGATATATTGATGGAATTATTGCTTCATAGTCATTAGCGGTCACTGCTCTATGTTGTGCTGCATATAAACGTGGAGCATAGTATTTGACAGACTCTACTGGTTCTATCTCATCACCATTGGCGGATTTTTCATTAGAAGTAAAGAATACTCTAAAATCTGTTTCTTCAGCACCATCTTCATCGTTTATAAGACCGGCAAAAGTAAAGTTTTCTATACCATTACCTTCTTTACCATTAGTCTTTATGTAACTAATTTCAATTATATTTCCTGACTCTAATTTTTTACCAAATACATTGTCACCAAATAATAGTTCGTATTTCTCATCTGTTGTCTCTTGTAACAAGTAGATATTAGATGTTGATGTAATCCCTATAATGTTATCCACTAACTCATAACTTGTTGTTGTATTATCAGATGCACTATTTCTTATTTTTACACTAATTGTAGAAGTGTCTATACCATCATTAGGTAAAACATATCTTTCACTAGGATTATTATTATCTACAACATATGAGTTAGTGACATATTGACCTTGATATATTACTAACCTACCTTGAGATGCTCCATTGAAGGCATTGAATGACACAGCCTCAGGTAGTGAGAAGACATAGTTTATATTTGATACTGAACCGTTTGCAATTACACCTGGTTGAAATGTTATCTGTTTTGTGTCTGTTGTTATACCTGATGCAGAAAAGTTGACAGTTGCTCTCGCTGCTCTTCTAGATCTTGGAACATAACCTATATTTCTTGCTAATGATACTACATTCTCTCTTAGAGTGGCACTATCAATGAATGTCTCATTGATCGCCATATTCGTATTGTATGCTGTGGTATATGAGTTATACGCTAATATATCAATCAGGATAGAAAGGTTAGACCCTTCAAAATCCATATCTTTGAATTGAGTATTTGCTCTAAGGTAATCCTTTATGGATGACTTTATATCCTCAAAGTTTAAGTTTGTAAATTGCTGTAGTGCCATTATAACCTAGTTGGTTCTAAAATAAATTGGACATTCTGTGAGGGTGCATTGAGTCCCACAATCTTATATTGTATAGAAACATCCAAAGCATTTTGTTCTGGTCTGCTTTCTACTACGACTTGTTGTAAAACTACTCTTGGTTCATGTTGTGATATGACCATCTCTATTTCAGTTTGAATTGGTTCAATATAATCATCATTTGCTAATTCAAATAGAGATGAAGTAATTCTAGTGCCTAATTTAGTATTGAAAAATCTCTCACCAATCTGTGTGCGTACAAGGTTTTGCACTGCACGTTTGATTGCATCTTCATTTTTTAGCATTATAATATCATTCGTCACAGGATGACGTTTGAAGGTCAAAGATATATCTCTGAATGGTTCTGATGTTCTCTGTAGTGGCACTATTCCGTCGTGGAAGGAGTTCTCGGTATATTTATCTATTTAGTGCCACAAAAAAAGGGTTCGCACGGAACCCTATTCATGTCCTAGGTATCTTACTTCTACATCTTTGGGGTGTGGCCAACCGTTTTCGTAGAATTCATCTGCCAAATCTTGAGTAATCTCTTCCATTTCTTCTTCAGAGATGCTCTCATGTGTCCTTACCCCGTCAACGTAGATATCGTATCTGTCATCCATTCCTATATTGCATACTCAAACGTATATAGAAAATTAGATTATTCTATTCTTTTCGTGACCTACTCTACATTTAGGATCTACCCATATTTCATACCCTGCTTTCTGTGCATCTAAACAGAATGATACATCCTCTCCACACATGTCTTGTACTTCACCAGATTCAAATACTTGCATCTGTGGTGCAAACCATGGATACTTCATTTGCTCATTTTCAAACACACCATGCTTGATTAGCAACCAACCAAATCCAGAATAGTCAACTGTAAATGGTTTTCTTCTCTTTTGTATGCCATCTAACATCTCGTGGTTCATTACACCACCATTTGCTTTGAAATCCTCTTCTTCCATCCAATGTGCACAGGATGTGGTCTGTCCGTCCTCTGTAACGTACCAACCACCCGCTATATCCTTATCCATCCAAAGAAGTCTATAGAACTGTTCTAGACCGAATACGATGTCACTGTCGATCCATAACTGATAGTCATACTTCAACTTACCATCCCATGGTAACTGATCAGGACCTCTGAGAACATTTGCTCCTAGACACTTACATCTGGCAAAGTTTACCATAGATGA